GCAAGATCGGGGAAGTTGTTGTTGTGGGTGGAGTACGAAGGAGTGCAATGATTTCATTGTCTGATCTGGAAGATAATCGGATGCGGTCTTGTAAATCTGGAAACTGGTGGGAGCAGAATGGACAACGTGCCTTGGCTAACAACTCAGCAACTTATGTTTCTAAGCCAGATATTGGACAGTTTCTTGCAGAGTGGACTAGCCTCTACAACAGTCACTCTGGAGAGCGAGGAATCTTTTCACGAGCCGCAAGTAAAAGTCAGGCTGCTAAGAACGGAAGACGGGAAAGTGACTATGAGTTTGGAACGAACCCATGTTCAGAGATCATATTACGGCCTTACCAGTTCTGCAATCTTACGGAAGTTGTTGTCAGAGCAGAAGACACGGTAGAGACACTGTCACGCAAAGTACGCATTGCAACGATTCTGGGCACATTCCAGAGCACTCTGACGCACTTCCCATATCTGCGTAAGATTTGGCAGAAGAACACTGAAGAGGAGCGTCTGCTTGGTGTGTCACTGACTGGTATTCTAGATAACAAATGGATGGGAGAGGTTAGTGAAAGCACTGCGAACAATCTTGAACAGCTACGCCAAGTCGCCGTTGTCACCAATATGGACTTTGCAGCAACTCTGGGAATCCCTCAGTCTACTGCTATTACTTGTGTCAAACCTTCTGGCACTGTGTCTCAACTTGTTGATTCTGCCTCTGGTATTCATCCTCGACATAGTGCTTATTATATTCGCAGGGTTCGGGGAGATAAGAAAGATCCTCTGTCGGCGTTTCTTGTAGAGTCTGGTGTGCCTGCCGAAGATTGTGTAATGCGACCAGACAGCACAGTAGTCTTCTCCTTTCCGATGAAGGCTCCTGAAGGAGCACGGTTGCGTGACGATCTAACAGCATTGCAGCACCTCGACTTGTGGTTGATGTACCAGCGGCATTGGTGTGAGCATAAGCCTTCTGTGACTATCTCTGTCAAAGAAGACGAGTGGATGGATGTTGGCGCATGGGTGTGGAGACATTTTGATGAAGTCTCTGGTGTATCTTTCCTGCCTTGGGATGGTGGCACATATCGTCAAGCTCCTTATGAAGAGTGCTCAGAAGAAGCCTATAAAGACTTACTCTCTAAGATGCCTAGCCACATTGATTGGGGCAACCTTGCAGAGCAGGATGATAATGTCGAAGGCGCACAGACATTAGCGTGTGTCGCTGGTCACTGTGAGATCTAAAATGAGAATAGAAACCTATCTGATTTCTGGTATGATGTTTGGGATGGAGTTTATTCACGACTACGAGGGTGAAAAAGCAATCGTAGTAGACCTTTTCGTGCTAAGGCTGATGATTTTTTGGTAGTCTAGGTGGCGGTACTTAACAGGGCCTCTTCGGAGGCTCTTTTTTTATCTAAGGTATAGTGCTCTTTCGTCTTTACGCCTTTTCACAAGGCCAGGAAGCTCTTTGCCGCCTGCCTTGGTCCACTGCATAAAAGCCTCTCCAGCGCCTTCAAAGTCGCCTCTATTGTGCTTCATCCTGATGCTAGAGCGTTGGAGATTGCCGAGGCCAACATTGAAAGAGAAGGAAACGAGGCTGTCAAACCTAGACTGAGTAAGATTAGCAGGACACAGTCGTAATACGCCTCGCTCAAACGTTGCCAAGTCTGCGGCGAGGATGTCATCAACTTCTGCCATTGATAAAGCTCTGTCCCATCCATCAGGAATGGGTAGGTTTTTTCTGTCTTCAAGTTTAACTCCTATGTGTGCTGGATCTATGACATGGCCCACGCCCACGGTCCAGAGCAATGCCGGACAGCGGTATGGACGAACACGAACACCTTCATGGTGTTTGATCATGTCGATTGTTTCTTTTGATACTTTCATTTCTTAAATGACTGAGTACCAAACCAAAATGCAATCACAGAAGAGAAGATGATGGCACTATCCTCATCCCAGAGAATCTCCATAGCCTGCTCAAAAGGAACACCAGTCTTCCATGCGTAGAAGAAACCAAAGATGTTCACAAACAGCAGCATCAGGAACATACCATAAGTAATTAATGGACGCACCAAAGCACGAATATTAACAACCCATTGGGAGGCACCTTTTCCAATCTCAATATCGTGTGCATACAGTGCCTGCCTCTCCTGCACAGCGGTTTGCATAGCCACCTGATCGGTCCTGATCTCTTCTATCCTGGCTTGTGCTACAAAGCCACGCTCTGCCAGTGCTAGTTCACGCTCTGATTGCATCTTAGCCAACTGCAGTTCATGAGACTTGTCTGACCTATCTTGAAAGAAATCAAGAATCTTAGGAAGTCCTCCCATCAGGAAAGACGCAAGAGTAGATAGTAGTGTAATCATTATATAAGCCCCATCATTTTAAAGATACCATACACAACTGCTGATGCAAGTAACAAACCAAGCACTTCTCTTCTAAACTCCATACGCTTTCTATAGAACTCATCATTTAGTTCTAGGTGTTGTTTACGCATTTGTGAGATTAGTGACTTGACTTCAGAGACAGAAGATCTGCCATATTCCTGTTCTATCTGGCGATACATCTCTTGCTCTGCGTCCCTGATCTGCCTAATGATTTTGTATTCTTCATAGGCATTCATGAACATCATGTCACCACGGCGTTCAATCTGCTGTTGCTTACGCTTCCAGGCAACCCTAGCCTTTGCTTCCTCATCCAAGAAAGCATTTACTTCTTTTGCTGTGTCCTTTATTTCACGGCCTACAGCAACGGCTTCTTTGATTCCCCCTAGCGCAGCACGGACGGATGCTGCTGGATCAGACATTATTCTTCTAAGTCCTGAATTCTAATTACTTCTCCGCCTGCTGGAAGAACTGGTTGTGGTGCTCTTTGTCCTTCAGGTACTCTTGTCCCAAGCGCAGACTGAACCGCACTGATGTACTCGTTATCAAACAAACCTGCATTATTCCAGTAAGCTGCTAGTTTAGTCACAGCAGCACCATAGGCAGCAGGACTAAGTTTTGCAGGATTGGTTATCTTTGCAAGAGCATTTACTGCAGCAGGGTCTGTCATGGCCTTTGCCATTAACCGTGGAGTCAACAGAATAATACCGCCGGTTATAATACTGGCAGGAACATTATCCTTTAGTTTTTCTTGTTGGTCAGGAGTCAACACCAGCAATTCTTTCTCCTGCTTGTGTCACAGCCCTAGCAGCATTAGCCATTCCAGTTAAAACTTCTCTTTGTGCCTTATCTGGGAACAAAGTATTAAATGCTCTAGAAAATTTAGGATTTTCTAAATCTTTTGCTAATTTAGCAGTAGATTCAAAAGTAGATAACATTCCATCCATGTAGCCGTAGCGGAGACTGTTTAATATCTGCTCTGACTTAAGAGGATTGGCTGTGTTTGCAGTTAAGGTTTCAATTCGTCTTGCTGCTTTTATAGTGTCCAAAACTTCTGTTTCATTACCAACCCTAAATAAATGCTCTCCAATTCTTTCAGGATTCTTCTGAAGTGCTTTTATAACTGTCTGAGGATATAATTCAGATACACCTTCTCTGTAAAACTTACTAATTTTGTCATATTCTTGTTTTAAAGCAGGATCAAAGAGTTTTGCTCCTTCGTCCATCTTTGTCTCTAACTGTTTAACAGTGTCTTTTAGAATACGCAAAAGATTAGTAGGACGAACTTCTTGCTGTTCTAACTCACGAATACGACCAAGCAAGTTTGATCTATACTGGTGTGCCTGTTGAAAGTTAATAGTTCCACGAATATCAGCAACATTACGAAGTTCTCTAGCAACGTCTTCTGTTAAAGCAGAACCAGCACGTCCAGTAGACGAGATAGCAGCAGCAGCATCTAACTCTTGCTGTGCTGCGGTCCTAATTGGAGCAAAATCAACTGCAACATTTTTACCTTGTTGTCCAAGAGTTGCATAGAAAGGATCTACTTCGGCTTTTAAAGCAGAAAATGCTTTATCAATAGCATTACTAAAAGAAGAACCAGCAGCAAAATCAGCGCTCCGACCTTGTCCAAGAATAGCATTAAACTCTGGGTCAGTATCAAGTTTACTAAAGAAGTTTGCTTTACCTTCGTCAACTGCTTGTCTTACTGCTTGTTCCTGCGCACCAAAGACAGAGGCACCTGTACCACCACGAGCAAATCTCTCTGCTGTAGCGGCACCAGGGGTCTGTAGTAATTGTGCTTGTGTTAGTGTTGCTCCTGGCTGACTACTTTGTGATAAAAATCTTTGAGCAGCTAACTGTGCGTCTGGAATTGTGTTTTTACCAATACCAACTCTTTCAAGAGCTTCTTTTGCTAAACTAACTGTCTGACCACCAACTTTAAATATTAGGTTTCCTCCAACATCCCAAGCAGCGTTTTCAGCAAGGTTTCTTGCAAACTGACTAGGAACAAACTCACCTCCAAGGCCTTGTTCTAATGCGGTTCCAGCAGCAGTGCCAACACTAGAACCAAATAAACTAGGAAGGAAAGGACGAAGTGCAGGAATACGACTTGCAACTGCTTCAACAGCAGGGCCGCCAGCGCCTATAAATCTACCGGCAGGTGTTAAAGAAAGTAATCCACCACCAAGACCAAGCAACTCAGGCAACAGAGACTCTTGCTGTGCACGATACTCTGGAGACATAACACTTCTAGTCATGTCAGGCTGTGTTGGCTGCGCCGGAGGAACAGCCCCTCCTTCTAAGTCTTCAAGTCGAATAACATCAGTAGCCATTGTTTATCCTTATTGCGATATTTTTACTTCTTTAAGACCATATTGACGCATTAATCCAGCAAGTTCTTTTCTTTCTGTTTCAGAGGCTGTTCTAGCTTTAACTCGTTTAGCCAAATCATTCATCTTAAACAAATCTTTATATTTACTCAGACTTGGAGAATCAAAAATATCTTTGTCTTTAATAAAGTCGTTCCAAGCAGTTTCAGCACCAACAGAAGATTTTGTCCGTGCTCTAAAGTCTTGAAAGAATCTTGCTTTATCTCTTGTTCTTTGATCTAGAGCAGCTTGATAATCAACAATATACTGGTTTGCTTCAGGTGTGTTTGTTAGTAAAACACCGGCTGTTCTGTAACGAGTGGCGTCCCTATCTGTCTGAACACCTTTCTGTTCAAGCTGTGATTGTGCAACACCACGCTCAATAGCTGCTCTTAGTTTTTGAGCATCTGTTGGGTCACCAATATTTACACCAAGATCTTTAAAGAACGATTGTGCTTTTGCCTTTACTTCTGCAAATGCACCAGTATCTACCTGACTAGCAAGTACTTGTAATTCACGAACAGCACGCATTCTCTGTTCTGAAGCATTTACGTCAGTTATAGTTACTTTTGTAAACTGGTCTCCAGCCCCTTCCCCAACTTTTTTAGATTCTGCTGTTTCTAAAACTCCAGGACCAGGAGGTTCTTTAGGAGCTTGAAGTTTGACAACTCTTTCTAAAGCTACCCTTTCATTTTCTTCTGCTGGTGAAAGTCCTCTTGTTGCCTTTAAAGTATCTAATTCTACCAATCTTTCTGCCAACGAAGCTCTTCGTTCTCTACCAGCTTGTGCTATTGATGCTGTGCCGGCTGCTGTCTGTTGGAATATTTTAGAGGCACTCTCTGCGGAAGTCCTTCTCTCTTGATCAAGAATGCTCCTTGCTTGGAAAGCACCTTCAGCATCACCAGAAGCATCTAGAGCATTAGCATAAGACTCAAGAAACTTTAAGCGATCACCGCCAGCTTCTGACGCAGCAGTCTTCCTTGCCTGTGCTCTGACATCCATACGTGTCTCGTCTGGAGTCTTAACATTGAACATACCACGAAGACCCCTACCAGCAGCTTGTCCTGCACTGATGCCAGCAAAGGCACTTTGTTGCATTGGAGTAAGCTTAGCTAACTCTATTGCTTGTTGCTGCTCTGCTGCTTGTAGTGCTGACGGTCCAGCCAACAAACCAGAAAGGAATTGATTAGTTATCTCTTGAGCCATTTCTATTCCTTAAGAAAACAATTCATTAATAAATCTTTGTGCTACTGGTGTTACCGTACTTGCAAGCTGTCTTGTCTGTAGATTACGCTGACCAAGTGCAGCCTCTTCTAACCCAGTCTGGTATTGTAATCCAGCCAACTGAGCACCTAACAGCCTCTGTGCATTAGTTAATGCAAGATTAGTCGGGATTTGACCAAGAGTACTTGCTTGTGCTAACAAGTCTGCAGTGGCTCTATCGATGCCAGCACCTTGAGTGGTCAGAGCCTGTGCCAACTGCTGCTGTCGTGCTGCTTCCTGTGTACCAAACTGCTGTGCAGCAAGAGCATTCTGAGCCTGCTGTGTTGCTTGTGCAGACAAGAGAGACTCAATGTATGGATTTACATTGCTTACAGCGCCGCCAACAACAGGCATATTCTGTCCAAAGCCTAGCAATCCACGAGCACCTAACCGAGACAGCAATGCTTCCTGCTCTCGCTGTCTAAAAGGCGCTTGTAGGCCTTCTAACTGTCCGAAGAGGGTCTGACTAGCCTGAGCAGGATTGATGGCTCCTAGAGTCTCCTGAGCCTGCTGTAGAGCCGCCTGCTGGATGTTCTGATATGGAGCAGCGGCGGTTGCAGTAGCCCCAGTAGGACCAAAGGTGGAGGTTCCTAGGCCAGTGGTAACGGTATATGGGGTAAATGGAACTTGCGCACCAGCACCAAATTCAACCGCCTTTTGAGCAAAATTTGCGCCTTGCTCTTGTAACCGTTTAATAATTGCTTCTTGTGCTGCCAGATTGATACCAGCCTCTGCAGCACCTCCAAATAGCCTAGATGCAATCTGTGATCCTGTTGCGCCAGCACCAGTGCCGGCAGCGGCACCAAGAAGACGCTGAAGCAGAGACCTAGTTGCTTGTTGTGCAGCCTGTCCACCAGTTCTAGCTAAAGCACCGCCAGCCGAAGAAGCTGCGCCACCTAGTAGATTTGACAATCCAGAGCCAATGGTACCAGTTTGCACATTACCAGTAAACAGAGGAGCATCCGTGGTTGAGTACGAATAATTACCTGTGTTTAGATTTTGTGCTAGGAAAGTACCATCATCAAACAACTGCAAATTATAACCAGTAGCGTTATAAATATTACCGTCAGTTCCTAAAGAACCAACAGCATTGCCGCTGTTATCAAAGAATATACGAGAGCCATCATCAAATATCTCGACTGCTCCGTTACTAAAATCTTCCATAGGACCCCCGATATTACTTCCTTGTGTTGCTTGTGGTTGTGTTAATAATTGATTAACTGCTTTACCTGCTTGTGACGCTGTTGTGCCAATAAGTGACCCAAGAACTGCTGATGCAGCGTCTTTACCTGCTAATAATCCTGCTGTAGCACCACCAGCAACCTGCCCTGCTGCTTGGCTACCTGTGGAACCTGCTACCTGTCCTCCGACAACACTACCAGCACCTGAAGCTAAGCCAGTCTGTAGTGCCTGTCCAAGATCTTGACCAGACAATAGACCAGCGGCTGTTCCAGAGATAGCAGGTACAGCGCCAGGAATAGCCGATACTGAAGGCGGAACAATATCCTTTACAACTGCTGGTAATACCTGTGATGCTGCTACATTAAGAGCAATCTCTCCAACTGCCTGTAATGGGTCTTTGCCTGCTGCGCCGGCCTGAGCACCTTTAATAGCTCCATAAACAGCAGGACCAACCACAGGAATTGCAGTAGTTAATTCTGTAAGAAACGGAACCTTACCAATTGCTTGAGCACCTTTGGCAAGAGCCTCTGCAACTCGACTGCCGAAGATGCCGCTGTATTCAATACTTAAAGTTCTTGTTGTTACTGTTGCGTCTGGACGAATAAAACTAAATTTTTTATCTCCGCCACCTTCTAAGAGATATTTAAGACCTTCTTCTGCTACAAACTGACTACCACTTGCAGTTGGAACTTGGCTTATTCCACTAATTCGTCTGTTTTTCTCACCTTCGCCAAGTTCGTGATAATAAGCCCAGTCTGGAATCTTTGCTGTAAACTCATCTGCCTTAAACAAGTATCCAGAATTAGGATTCTCAAAAGAAGATGTTATTGGCTTACCTTCTAAGATACTGGGATCAAGTGTTACTCGTTGACCAGACTTTAGAAACTCTTCATTAAGAAACTCAGGATTGTAATATTGATACTTATCTGTGGCATAGCCACGGTTTACATAGTCAACAGGGACGTAATAAAAGTCTCCTTGGTTTGTTTTAACCAAATACTGCGAATCACCAAAGGTTCCTCTGGGGGTTGCTGACTCAATGACAAGTTGATCTTCCATTACCTATCCAAGTAATTTAGTATGTACCGCCAGGAATTGTTCCAGAAAAAGTACCACTAACAGTTAGATTATTGACTGTCACAGTTCCGGTAAAGGTAGGACCGGCTGTGTCAGCCTTTGTTGCAATTGCGGTTGCAATGTTGGTAAATTCAGTATCAATTTCAGAGCCACGAACAATCTTGTTAGTGTCGCCACTAGGAAGACTGTCTTTGGCAGTGAAGTTGGTCGTTTTCGTGTAGTTACTCATTAGATTGTCCTTCCAGTAACGGCATAAATATCAATCTTTTGTAATGACAATGGTTTCCCATTTATAGTGGCATCAATGCCAATTTGCAACACAGTTCCAGATCCAGTAAGCTGTCTGCGAACAAGGTCAATAAACACAGAAGAAGAATACTCTGCTATCCCGTATTCGCCTACACCATACTCTGCCAGCAATGCTGCAGGTGTTGTAACTTGTAAACTTCTGTAGTTACTTTGGTAATCAAAAGCCCAACGAATGTCAAAGGTGGTATTAGACGCACCAACAACAGTAACACCAATCTTCTTCAGTACTTTAGTCACAGACGGTGACTGAAAGTCAATAAAAGGAGAATAATAACTAAAGATATATGTTCCGCTATTGTCGGTGTATCCATCGTATTTAGCAATTCCGTTAGTTTTGCCAATCAGAAGCCTACGATCTTTTGTCGCACACACCGATGACGGATCAATATTGTTCCAGAAAGTAACTCTGCTAGAGCCATCCTCAAGTAAGGTTCTCAAGTCAAAGCAGTAAGTAAAACCACTGCTAGGCAACACAAGCAGATAAAAAGCATCGGGCTCATAGTACACACTACGAACCTTCTCTAGGTCTTCTGACTTAACAAAGGCTAGTAAAGAATCTCTAACATTCTTGCTTAGGTCACGCACAGGAGCAGATTTCTCCTGAATTGTTCGTGCAAGACTACGCACACCGCTGTTAGACAAGAAGATTAAGTCTGTGCCAATGTTCTGCACAGAGTCTCTAGCAACACAGCCAACACCTTTAATAATGTCTGCTAACTGTAAACTACCAAGATCATTTGCATTAGAATACAACACAATACTGTTTGTCAGGAACACAACAAGAAAGTTATTGTGTGACGCTAATGCTACAATCTTTTGACCGCCTTCTACAACCTGCTCAAGGTTAATAACACCTGAACTAGAGCCAGAGAAGTCAGTAGTATCTAAGTATACAGAATAGTAAATAGAAAGGTTATCAGCATCAATATCAGCAACCCACAGGCGACCATAGGCAGCTAATGCACAGTTAGGCATGAATGTGGTTGTGGAATAGCCTGGAGGAACAGAGCCAATGTCACCAACACGCTGAAAGCCAAAGGAGCCAGTATGTGCGTGTGCAGTAGCGCCTAACTTGTGATATACAAGAGGTGGATGTGCTTTCTGCACAAGATAAGCGTGTGGAGATAGGTTTAAACCACTCTCAAACTGGGCCTGCACAATCTGCCAATCATTGTCAGTGATGGTGTATGTAAGATTACCGCTATCAGTGCTATTTCGCACCGTAGCCTGTGTCATGGTGGTTTCACCAGTAAATATCTTATTGTTTCCAGCACTGATAATGGTGGCAGTACCATTATTGTTAAACTCAAATATAACTTCAGGATTGCTGCTTGTGCCACCGGAGGTGGTTGTATATGCCCAGCCTTTCCGTGCACCAATTCTACCATATCGATCAATGACAGCATTAGTAGCCGTCAATGCAAATGACGGATTCATACTGATACCTGAATCTTGGTTGTTTAGACCAAAGAAGCCAGGAGCAGTAATGCTAACAGGTTGTAACGGTTTATTAGCGTATGCCATTATACCCAATACCAAGTAACTTCATCTGGTCTACGGCCTGCTTCAATAGCGATATGGTCAGCCAAAGACTGTTTAGCAACAGCATACTGACTATTCACATTGATTCCGCCGTCCTCGCCACGCTCCTCAATTGCCTTAGCCCAGGCCAACAGCACAATAGGATTCTTAGGCAACAGAGTTGTGTCAGTATTGGCAGACAACTCTGCTTCTGGTTTAATTACATCAAATCTGATAATCTCAGTTGAGTTAGGGATAGGATATAAATCAACCTGAGAATCACCGTTGCTGTCTACACCGTTTAAGTTGTAGTAAGCTGGGCTGCCTTGCTTAGGTGTGGTAGTAAGAATAAGATGCTCTGTAAACCACTTAGCAGGACGATACTCCATAAACCAGTCTTGGGTATCGTTAGCAACTTCGAATATTTTAAACCTAGTTCCTGCACCTGTCAAGGTATAGTTATATGTACCAGATCCTGTGCTGACAGTAAAGGTAGTCCGAAGACAGTCCCAGTTGTAAGAATCCTCTACTTCTCTCTTTGCATCAACGACTAGCTTACCAATCAAGGCAGAATAGTCATTTTCGCTAACAGAAGTAACAGTAGGCTCTCTTAGCCTAGTCAGGACATCATTTACTAATTGTAGGTATGTGGTAGCCATGTCAACAATCCCATTTACGCAGTGCTAATGCCTTCCTTGTTGGTCGGCCTTTTTCATCCTTCATTGGTCCAGGCACACCAGACATCCTAGAACAAAAGGACTTACGCCTAGCGGCTGCTTTAGGAGACTTCTTAGCCTGTTTAGCAGATACTGGAGGCTTTAGGTTAGCACCTTCTTTAGCTTTGAAGTATGCTCTGCCTTTGGCGTTTAAACCGCCTTCTGGGTTCTGATATACCTTCTTAACCATTATTTCTTCGCAGTCTTTTTAGCTTCTCTAAATGCCTTAGCAGTTGGGGCACCTTTGGTACCAGGCTTACGCATCTTCTCGCCTGAGCCTTCTTTGATGCGTTTACGCTTTGCTTGGATGTTGGCGTAGAGTCCTGGTTTCATCGTCCACGTCCTGTACGCTTCATCATTGTAGGCTTAGACTTCCGAGCAGAACTCAAAGCAATTGCAATAGCCTGCTTTTGAGGTTTTCCTGATTTCATTTCTTTCTTGATGTTCTCAGAAATAGTCTTTTGTGAATAACCTTTTTTCAGCGGCATTTAAATCTCCTAGTTATATTTAATGTCAGACAGTTGCGGAATTAAGTCTAAAGTGATAATAACAGAAGCATCTGTAGCGCCTGTCTCAATCTTTGCTCTTACTTCATCGCCTTCTTGTAGAACAACAATAGCACCACCGTCAATCCTTAAAAACTCTTTAGCATCTAACTGGTAATCAACAACAACTGGTATTTCTAAGTTAGCACTGGCATCGTACCACCAAGCAGAGAAGTTCTTTGCTGATGCGGTGCCGTTATGTGCATACAGCAGAGACCATTCTGCAATATGCTTAGTTGGCACAGTATACAGAGTAGTCTTAGTATTGGGTGTTAAGACTACACCAGTGGAGAATCTCCTCATTTTCTACCAAGCCACTTTTGCACAGTTTCAGTCTCGTAGATCCTAATCAAAGACCATACAAGTGAGAATAATGCCGCCAAAGCAGGCAGAATATCTGCTAATGTGCCGATGACTGTCACAATCGACAACCCATCGGTAACGTGTTTAATGGTTTCTGTACTATGCTGCGACATCTTCCTTCTCCGGCATTTGTGGTTGAACCTGTCCTGCTATCTTCTGAATCAAAAACATTGCATTGGTCTTTATTGGAAGCTCTGCCAAGGCAGCGATGATGCCGTTAGTTTCTTCTAGGGTGAGTTCAAGTTTAATCACTTGGCCTCCAATGCAGCCAGTCGTGCCTCAAATGCGGCGTTCTGTGCTTCCAAAGTCTCAATCCGAGCCATTGCTTCTTGCAGGGCTTTGATAGCCAGCCAATACATCGGTTGTTCACGAATACCAAAATACTCAGGCGTGGCCTCTTTAGCCTCAACAGCAGGCTCAACCACATTTCCTTCTTCGTCCAGTACCGCTTCTTTGGCTTCTACTGCTTCTTTGGCTTCTTGAGTGACCACAACCAATTCAGGAACAATGGGCTGAACCTGTTGTGCAATTACGCCATAGAGAAGCGGATCACCTTCGTTGCAATCTTTGTATCTAAAATTAACAACTTCAATTTGCTTGACTTTATTCCAAGTGCTATCAATTGCAGAAATGTCTTTCTTCAGACGCTCATCAGATGCAAGGTTGACATTGTTTGCGGAGTAGTTAGCAAGACCGCCGTTAGAGCGAATTGTTGCTCTTTCTGCACCGCCGCCAGCACACCTTAAAAAATATCTAGTGGCATCGTTTTGGTCATTTGCTGTTGTTATTACTGCACCATATTGATTACCGCTTGTTGCGTTTGATCTAATTTCCAAAACAGTATCGCTGGCATTATTTAAAAATTCATGGTAAGTGCCAGCAGTATTTTGGTAACTCCCATTATTACTTGCCTTAAAGTAACCACCGCTGGTGATGCGGGCACGTTCGGTTTCTGATGAGCCTGTGTAAAACTTTAATCTGTCATCGCTGTCAGCCTCAATTGCCGCACGAATAGTGCTTGCTGGTGCAAACCTCCAGCGCAGTTTTGCTCCTTGTATGATGTCTACATTACCGCTGGAGTCGATACGCATACGCTCGGTGTCGTTGGTAGCAAAAGTTAGTGGAACAGCAGTTAGAGCTCTTAACTGAACGCTAGTAGAAACAGCAAATAAACTTCCTGTTCTAGTTCCATTTACATTTAAATCTAAAACAGAACCAGTAGAAGCGTTGTTTAAAGTTAATGTTGTGTAACCAGAATAACTATTAGGACTGCTCGTACCAATCCCAACATTACCGCTGGAGTCGATACGCATACGCTCAGAAGCATCAACAACAAACTGCATCGTATCTGCGCCACTTACTGCGCTTCCATTAGGGTAAAGAATTGCGCCTTTAGCAGATGTTGGTGCGGCATTGTTGCGGAATACAATTCCATTTGTCCCTGTGGCTTGAGACATCAAACGTAGTTGTGCGTCACCACCTGAACGAACAACGTCAACTGAAAACGAAGGAGATGTAGTTCCGATTCCAACATCCCCATCGCTATCAATCCTCATCGCCTCTGTACCACCTTCGGCAAAGGCAATCGTATCCGCAGCAGGGAAGAAGATACCTGTGTTAACATCTCCAGTGGTTGTATAGGCTGGAAGAGAAACTGTACCAGCAGTGGCGACTAACTGAGAATCAGAATTAATTCTTAATGCTTCTGCACCGCCTTCAGCAAACGCTATTGTATCTGCTGCTGGAAAAAAGATTCCAGTGTTGGTGTCGCCTGTTGTTGTGATAGCAGGAGCACTTACTGTGCCAGCAGTGAAGGTAACAGCAGCACCAGGGTTAGTGCCAACCTCAACTACGTTACCGCCACTGTCCTTGGTATAAAGACGTTTATCAGCGGTGTTGACAGCTAGTTCAGCACCACCAGTGGAGTTGGTTAAATCACCGGCAACTGGTGCGCCAGTGGTATCTTTCTTTTTGGTAAGGATCGTTGCCATAATTTCCTCTTAATTAAGCATAAGTACCGCCACTGATGGTACCAGTAGAGACTGTACCAACTGTGGTAATGTTACTAGAGCCTGCCCAGGTAGATAAGGCAGTATTTTCTACGTTGTTTAATGATAGATCTGTTTTTAATTCTGATGCTGTTCTGGATGACACAGTATTATCTGCATTCATCCTAATAAATGTTACTGCTGACGGATTTGTCAGAGTAAAGATGTTACTACCAACAGTGGTAGCACCAAGACTGGTTCTACCTGTTGATGCAGTTAAGCCAGTTGCGCCACCATCCCACTTCAGTCTATCGGTGTACGCAGTATCCCACTCACCTTGCTTAGTCGTAGTAGGAATAGAGTAGCCAGCGGCAAAGGTAACTGCTAATGTTCCACTGGTGGTAACTGGATTGCCACTAACAGCTAATCCAGTAGGAACAGTCATATCTACACTGGTGACTGTACCGTTGCCATTAGAAACCCATTCAACATCTGTGGCACCGCTATTAAGTGCTAATACTTTAGTTCCATTACCAGTATAGGAAGGTAGCAGATTAACACGAGCATCAGCAGCCGTGGATGCTCCGGTACCGCCATCAGCAACAGCTAAGTCAGTGATGCCACTGATAGAGCCGCCGGTGATGCTTACATTATTAGCATCTTGTGATGAGATTGTACCAAGAGTTGGCTTGTTTGTCAAGTCCGTGTAGCTACCAGTCGTGGCTACAGTAGCTAATGATGGTGTACCAGAGAGACTGCTGTAGGCAATCTGTGCTCCATCTCCGCCACTGTGGTCGTGGCTATCTCCATTAGTAACACCTTTGGCAGCAACGGCGTAATCAGTCGCTGCTGTGGTAGCGGCAGTTCCTAAGCCAAGGCTGGTACGGCCAGTAGCAGCATCAAGGCCTGTAGCACCACCATCCCACTTAAGGCGGTCTGTATAGGCTGTGTCCCAGTTGCTTTGTTTAGTAGTTGTGGGGATGGAATAACCAGAAGCAAATGCAATTGCTAGTGTGCCGCTGCTGGTGATAGGGTTACCGCTAACAGCAAGGCCGGTAGGAACAGATAAATCAACTGATGTAACAGTTCCAGCGCCGGCAGTAATCCACTCTACATCAGTGGCACCGGTATTTACTGCCAGGACTTTGTTAGCGTTGCTTGTATAACTAGGCAGCAGGTTTGTCCTGGCTGCGGAGGCGGTAGAAGCTCCAGTTCCACCGTCTGCGACTGCCAAATCAGTAATACCAGAAATCGACCCACCAGTGATAGAAACATTATTAGCTGCCTGAGAAGCGATTGTACCTAAAGTAGGCTTATCAATTAAATCGTCATAGTCACCACTGGTGGCAACAGTAGCTAGATCTCCAGGCTGTACTGCAGAATCTGCTAATGTTCCTTGCGCTGCTGTGGCAAAGTCTCCTGTATTTGACGTTGCTGCCGTGCCAAGTCCAAGATTACTCCTGGCAGTAGAGGCACTAGTAAGGTCAGAAAGATTATTAGCACGGAAAGCATAGGTAGTATCTTCACCTGTCTTAGTTACACCTAAGTTGGTACGAGCATCCTGTGCTGTAGTAGCGCCAGTGCCGCCTTGACCAACAGGAATAGGTGTGCTAGTAACACTACCGCTGCCAGAACCACCATCACCACGATAGAATGCCATAATTAACTAGGAATATTAACAGGGATATAACCACCAGCATCAGTAGACCATGCAATTGTGGCTGCATTATCTTCGTACACTGGAATATAGTCTAACCAAGACTGAAGACCAGTAGTGTCGCCAAGAACATCTAATTCCATTGCTCCGTCTGCGTCATAACTATTAGGAATATGCGGAGAAGCTGCTGTTTGTTGCACAGGAATATAATCAACCCAACGAACTAAACCAGTAGTATCTGCTATAACATCAACAACCATTCTGGTAGTGCCGTTGGTAGTAGCATAGGTGGTAGGAAAACAACGAGGAATCATCTTTGCTCCTTAGTTTTCTATAGCAACCTCAGTGAAGATGCTATAGAAAAGCCTCCGAAGAGGCAAAACCGATTGGTTTTAGAATACTGGGCGACCAACCATAAACTTGATAGTTGTTGAATCCAAGTTTACAGTTCCAGCAGTGATGTTGTTGAACACAACAGTCACCGTATTTGCAGCAGAAACATAAGCAGTTACCTGCATTCCTGCAACATCAACACCCAAAGATACACCGAGAACAATATCTCCAAGAGCAACACCAGGAACGGTCACGGTATCCGTGTCATTCGTGCCGGTAGACAAGCTATCAGCATTGATGGTTGCTTTTACTGCCCAAAAGTCCGTAAACAGTCCTTGGAACTGCTCACGACCCCGTTTGGACACTACAGCGGTAGCGTTAGCCATTTCTTAATCTCCTTATTGGTTAGAATGGGGCCAGCCTTGTGAGCCAGCCCCTATTGTCATTCCCGATTAGGCAGGAACAGCAATACCAACAGCGGAGGTATCACGCAGTTCACCAACACCGTACAGCGTGTCAGCGGTCAGCAGCGTGGCAAGGTACTCTTGCTTGTACTGAGTCTGAACACGGATGCCGAGTTGCTCAATCAGAACGCCATACTCAGGATGGAACATAACAGCAACACGAGCACCGCCAGAGCCGGAGGTGGTGGGGCAGTTGGTCGAAACATAGACCTTAACGCCGTACACATCACCGATCTGACCGTTACGGATTGCATCGCCGGAGCCAACGAAAGCCTGCTCAGTAAAACGAGCAAGTCCGAGCATGGTGTTACGAGCAACAGGCGGAATCACCAGAGCACGTCCATCCATCGGAACATCGTTGTCGTCCAGGGTCTGGATAACCTTACGGATACCTGCGTCAGTGATAGCAGACTCGTTGTTCGAAGCAGCAACATACAGAGTCGAGCCATCGCCACCGAGAACAGCCTTGTTCCATGCAGTCGTACCAGAACCACCCTGAGCCTTGCTGAAGTTGTTCAGCAGGTCGGTGTCGATCTGAGTAGCCAGAGCATAGCCAGCGTCATCAGTGTAGAAACGGCGCAGTGAGGACAGCGACTGAACTTCAGCGAGATCTTCGATCAAGCGGCTGTACTCATAGTGCTTGTCGATGTTCACGGTGATGCCAGTACCAGTCATCTGCTGCATCGTAACTGCAGACTCAACAGTCTTAGCCGAAGCTGCACCACGACCAGGAGCAGGGAACGTGACAGAGTCACCTTTCTTGCCCTTGAAGTTCATCTTTTTGATCAGGTTAGCAACAACCAGATTCTTCTTGTAAGAAGCAATGATTTCATCTTGCCAAATTTGCGGTACAAAACCAGCGGTATCGGCTTCAGATTTGATGACGAAGTCACCAGAGGGGTAAAATGCCATGATAAATATCCTTTGTTAAAAGTTGTTAATTAACGAACCCTTCCCTCACGGTATGCTTGCATAATTTCAGGTTGCATCATATCGTACTTGTCAGGATCGTTTTGCATGAGTTTAATAATGTCTGACCTTCGGAAAATCTTTTTAGAAGGTGCCTCATCGCTCCCAGACTTAACAGTGGTAGTCGCAGCTTTAACGGCCTGACTACGAGCTTCCTTCTCAACAGTTGCAGTCTGTTTTGCTACTTGCTGTCGTTCTTTCCACAGTGATAGCAATTCATCTGCTGACTCATAATCATACTGTCGATCAGCACGAACAAATAACTCAGTCCTTACTTTACTTGCTGCTACCCAATTCTGGAAACCAGCATCATTAACTACATTAGTAAAATCAGGGTGCTTCGTTTGTAGTTCGTTTAAAGCTTTAGCTCTTTGCATCTCCAGAGATAGCTGTTCTGCTTGCTTAATCTTTGGATGATTCTCAATCGCTCTTGCTACTGCCTTGTTTGGGTCTGCGAAGAAGTCAGTTTCTTCTACAGGTTCCGATTGCAGTTGCTGCTTTGCCAAAGTTTGGGCCTTGATGTAATCATCGACAACCTTGCGGAGTTCACCGACTTCGCTACCCTGGCGACCAATTAACTTCTCGGCCTCCATGTGCATCTGAGCAATCTCCTTAGCTGACTTACCCCTGTATTTTTCAGGGAGGTCATCTTGGGCCTGCTCTTGCGTCACAGGCTCGGTACTCTGAGACTCCTGTGTTGCTACATCGGTAATAACTTCGTTAGGTTGCGTTGACTCAACGCCTTCTTCAGTAAAACTAGCCATTAGTCTCTCCGTGCTTTAACAGCATTTAGAAAAGAACACTTACAGATTTGAGGGGGTTCTCTTATCCCTCTGTGGTTGAGATGCCCATCTTGCGTTCCCACTTGATGTGCGATTCTCTTTTTTGCTCCCACTTCATAGCAGCGCCAGGAAAATCCCCAGTGATGCCTTCTAAACTGATGTTAGGAGCAGAGATGAGCCTAGTTGCGTCATTTCCACAGTGAGGACACTGTATGACGGTTACTGAGTCATCTATATATTTCTCTTCAATGTGGCCTTTGGCACACTGAAAATCAAAT